CGTAGACACTCCAGAGTATACGGGAGCCAGTAGGCTTCGTTCTTTACTAGCACTACAGGTACGAGTAGATCGGTCACTGTAAGTACCTATTAACGAATTCAATATTCACTTCATTGACATCGTCCACCTTAACTACATTAGCACCTGTCGCATGGGCAGCTACTATCCCGTTCTCATTGTCCTCAAAGATCAATGTCTCTTCCGGATACGATTTCAGATTAACCATTGCCTTAATATAACCTTCTGGATGCGGCTTATTGAATCTTACCTGTTCGTTAGTTATGATGGTCGAAAAGTAGTAGTTAGGGGATCGTATTAAAGTCAGCTTTCTTAACATCTGCAGTGCGGTATCTTTGCTACAATTAGTCACTACCCCTAGCGGGTAGTTACCCTTTAGGCGATCTATCATAGTCCACTTTGCAGTACTATACAGATTAGTCTGATCTATCTCGATGCTTGTGTACTTTTGTTTAACTTGATATATCCTATCGAGCTGGCTATCCAAGACGCGTTTCTGTTTGATGAGTACGGATAGCTTCGTTTTTGTGGGTAACCCGTTGAACTTAAGATCGTGCTCCGCTTTGTCTATTTCAAAGCTACAAGTTTCTTTAAGAGCACGGTTTAATGCCTTATAGTGAATCTCTGTGGCATCCACCAGAACGCCGTCTAGATCAAACAGAATCGCTCGAATCATCACGACACCCATAGTATAGATCTTTTCTTAGATCTTTCGTCATATCCTCTAGACATTTACTCAACTGTTTCTCGAATGACTCAGCGAAGACTTCTGACTTAGTCCTGATAGGACTGTATGTCTCAGACACCTTAATAGTGGTACTGTAAATTTTAGGTTTAATCATTTCGTACCGCCATCTCGTCGTGATAGGTCTGAGTTACCTCGACGAACTCCGCCTTTCGCTGTAATTCGGTTATATCGCGTGCGCCCCCGTAAGTGAACCCTGATCGGATGCCGGCACATAGGCCCTCTATCAGAGATTTAGCGGATCCACTTACAGGAGCCCAGAATGTTTCGCCCTCAGCTACAGTGCCAGGCTTTAGACCGCCATAATAATCATTTTGAAAATCTGCACTAGCCTGTCCACGGTACTTAGCTTCCCACCGAATATACGTCTTAGACGGATCACTGAAATGTGGACCTCTCTTATCGGCACTAGACTCGGCGGTTAAGGCAAACAATTTCCCTATCATAACGGTGCTAGCTCCCGCAGCGAGCGCTAAGACGATATCTCTGCTGTTTCTGATGCCATCATCAGCTATGATGGGAATACGCAGCTTCCTGCCCATCCTAGCGCATTCTTGTATTGCGGTGAACTGTGGGACCCCAAAACCTGTCACCGACCGGGTCGTACATGCGGCACCAGGGCCGATACCTACCTTTACTGCATCCGCTCCTGCGGTGAAGAGATCGTGTACAGCCTGTGGGGTGCAAACATTGCCGGCAATGATCTGAACTTCAGGATAAGTATTCTTAACTTCCTCCACGGCTCTTAGCATCGTTTCACAGTGCCCGTGGGCCACATCGAAACATATATTAGACGAATCAGGAAACTGCCAGTTTCCCCTATCTAGGCCGTAGGAAATAAAACACTGAGGAAATCTCTTAGCCCAAGATCTCTTCTGGTCAATAGAACAAAACCGATGAAATATAGGCGCAGATCCATAACTCGTTATTACCTCCGCTAGTTCGCCCCCTATAACCGTGTCCATGTTAGCGGGTACGATTGGTATAGCAATCTTAATCTTCTTAGTCAACCAGGTCTCAAGACTCGGCTCAAGTCTAGATGGGATGTTATTGTATTGAGGCACTAATGCTACATCATCGAATGTCAGTGCGCGATTCACTTGGAAACAACCTCTAGAATTTGCTGTACTCGGTTTCTAATCAGATGTTTTTCCGATACTTCCTTATACGCAGCTTTCGCCATAAGTATAACATCTTTTGGGTTGTCTATAACCCACTCCATCGCGCCTTCAAGCTCAGTATAGTCTGTATTATAACTAATATAATGCTTCCCGGCAGTAAATAGCTTGTCAAGGCCAGAGCTTGGATCGAGATCACAAATCAATGGCCTTCCCACAGCCATACTCTCAAAGACCCGGAGATTAATGTCGTGCTTCTGGCCTCTATTAAACAGGTTCTGACACCGTCCCATAGCGTTGGCCGTCTCAGGCCATTTAGATCTATAGGTCTTCGCAACCTGCCGAACATCATAGGACCAGCCACGTCTTTTACATATCTCTACCATAGGATCGGCCCTATCTAGACCGTATTTACTCCCAAAGAACCCGAACTGATAGTTGACAGGCTCCATACCTGGACTAAACCAGCTTAAATCGGTAGCATTAGGTAGCCAGTGTGCCGACTTGTGTTTGGCAAAAAGGTCACGTCGGCTCCATACGGCATAGAACACATGAGTATAATAAGGAGATAATCTATGATGTAAGGTTGATTGTCCGTGACTATCGGTAAATACCACCGCAGTTGGTATAGCCCACTTGGGTCCTTTCTCCACAAAGCAGTGCCCAATAAACGGCAAATTACCATCTGGGTTACGGCCATTATCTATGTCCAATACCAGATCCCATCTACCTAAGTCTACAGTTTGTAACTTATCCAATGGAACGTCTTGATTCTCTCCGAGTGTAAGTACCTCGTGGCCTAGAGCCTTAAATTCCCTGACGTAGCTATTAGCATAACAGGGGACTTCTATCCCTTTATGTATATCTCTACGATACGCAACTATGATCTTCAAGGCAGCTCCAATGCTACGTAAATCTGTCCTGTAGCATTAACTTTCTTTAGGGTATTTCTATTTCTTTTTAGTTCATCCTTCACTCTGGATTTCGAGAAGTTCCATCTGCCTCCTTCGGTGTCTCCCTTCTGGACGAATTGGTCTCTTGCTTCTTTTATATCCACCCACTTTAACGGATGACCTATTAGTCCCGCTCTGTCAATTCTATCTGCCCATTGTCCATGAGCGTACCCCATCCCAATAAATGACGGATGCAGCCCTCCTACTTTTCTGAGCACCTCTGCAGTTATAAACGTAAGATCGCCTCTAGGCGAGCTTTCATATATAGGAGTTAGCTTAAGTTCTTTCTGCATCCACTCACTGAATGCGATATTTGTTTCGGGTACTTCCTTCTCCTGCACTCTACAGAAGTGGTTAATGCCAGAATGTATAGCAGCGCGTTCATACATCTCAAACCAGCCCCCTGATGTGGGGAACAGATCATCCTCTATTAGAGCTATGAAGTGACAGTCCTGTAGCAGATATAGAGCCCTATTCTTGTTAGCTGCTACTCCGCGATTAGGGCCACGCAAATAGGTGATATCAAGTGTTCGGGCTATCTCAGCTGTATTATCGGTACTTCCGTCATCACACAGGACTACCTTAGTCCCTTCAGGCACTGTGCCTAGAACCGACTGGACAAACTCGCGAAGGTAGTTGCCGCGATTATAGGTTAACAATCCTACGCCTCTGGATATCACGCCATTGCCTCCTCGATAACCCTCTCCATAGCGTCAATATGCTCTGTAGGATCTACACGCTGCTCAGCGGTGCGGTGACCCTCAAAGCCTAATCGGACCATTTTTGCAGGTTCGACAATTAAACTATTTAAAGCTGAACAGATGAGATCAGGACGCATTATCGGCACTAATAGGCAGTTCTTATCATGTTCGGTAAATTCGGTATGAACGTCTGTAAGAACACAAGCTATACTGGCGCTCATGGCCTCAAGGGCCATTCTGCCCAGCCCTTCGGTGTGACTTGCGCCTACCCAGATATCAGTGTTCTTAAACAGATCGGCCATCTGCTGCCTAGATAGTGATTCGTGATACTTAATCCAGGTAGGCATCAGGAGACGATCCTTGGGGTACTCTCCTACACCTTCGATCTTTACCATGTCCCCAAATCGTTCTTTGATCTTAGTAAGAGCTATTATCGCATCTCCACTACCTTTCATTGGGTACTGGTGTACTAGTGTACATATCCTAACAGGACCGTCTACCCTACCTCCACGGTATACCTTCCGGCTCGGCGGGACAGCAAAACTCTCGTGACCGTAGTGGAACCAACCGACGCGTGTGACATCTACAGGCTTATTGTTCCAGTCTGGAAGTGGGTTGCGGCATACGTTGGCCAGCCATTCAGTACTTGTAACTACCTTGTCCCATCCTATATTTAGGCTGGCTTCCTCGTATTCCTTAAAACGGGCATTATGGGAAAGCTTCAATAGTATCTTTTTCTTAGCCTGCGGTAATTCTGCAAAGTAGTTGTTGAGTGGGTTATCGGAGTTTACAACTAGTACATCACACTCTGGGATGTCCTTGTGATCGAGGTTGATAGACAGGTCAGTGAAGCTAAGAACCTCGGGCGAAATATCAGCATATACTGATGTTATTGATACATCGTGCCCGCGCGCGGCTAGCTCGTTCGCCGTAGTAAGAATGGTAGTAGGACCACCGTGCTTTCTCATATGAGGCGTAACAAAAACTATTCGTCTCTTGGTCTGTCGTAGGTGTAGATGCTTCTCCATTGCTTCAATGAAGCTATTGACAGAATTTTCCCGGTCGTGTTCAGTTAGACTACCCAACGCATTCGACCTAAGTTTTTCGCGCTGCTCGGGATTCAATAGTAGAGATAACACAGAGGCCGCCGCCTCAACTGCTGGCATACTATTTGGAAGTTTCAGTCCATTCTTACCGTGCCGAACGTATTCTCCGATACCTTTATTATCCCAACAGATTACAGCCGCTCCGGAAGCCATAGCCTCTAAACAAGGCATTCCATAGGAATGGTTATATGACGGATCAATAAAGACATCAACCTCATTTCTTAATACGTTGGCTAGACGAGTCTGAGGGATGGGACCTAAAGCAATAGCGGTACCACACACCTCAGGTATCGAATCTGCCCCGTAGGTAAGAATACGGATACTCGCACCAGCTTTAATAGCTTTATTGTACAGATGCTGTATAAGGCCAATACCTCGATCGTACCCCTTAAATGCATAAGTGGGCGACATCGGCAACATGACAGTTAAACGATCATCTCCACCAACCCTATTACCTGGATAGAATAATTTTCTGTCTACGCCTGGTGATATAGTGGCAAGTACGTTAATACCCTCTTCGGTCAGCAACTGAGTTATCCAGTGCGAGCTAGATATTACATCCGGAGCAATCTTAAAAAACTTCTTAAATTCTTTCTTAGCGATTTCATCTTCCAACAGGTAAGGCTCATATGATTGCACATGCAGTACGTGCTTTAGTTTCTTCTCTACCTCACAAAGTTTACCGACAAGCGGAGCTAACTCTGAGGTAGAAGAAACCACAACTCCGTTCTTGAACACCTTGGAAGTAAATGTATTTAGGAATTCCTCCTCGCTAGAGAAGTTAATAACTCCTGCACGTAGTTCCCCTAGAGGCTCTGGTAGTTTAGCTCTAGAGTCTCTCGCCACAACTGCGACTCTAGCGTCTCCGCCGCGCTCATTTATTTCATTAACTATGTCAGTAATAAATTTCATACCACCGCAGAAGGCAGCAGAACGAACTACCCAGCAAATTCTATAGGGTACCTTTCTGTGGCTATTCAGGACTGAGGTGGGGACAGGTGGGTTTATATGTCCCAGAGCCTTATCAATATGAAAGGTTTTTTTCCACTGCCCGAACTGTGGCCATACTCTATTAAAGCGATCAGCCGCTTGTTTCCGGAACCCCATATGTTTCTCTTCGCCTAGAGAGGCGAAGGAAGTGCCTCTCTCATGAAATACATAGGTATCATCTGCCATAATAGCACGATATCCTTTGACCATAGGTCCACGCTGGTAAGTTATGGTCTTCATCCAATGGTCGGATTCTTCCCCAAAGTTAGGGTAGGACTCATCGAAGGGACCAATCTCGGATAGTAGAGATCGTCTAAACCCATAACAGAAGCCAGTAGGCATTATTTCGGGGTACTGGACTTCACCCTTATTCTGAATAATACGATTCATGTCCAGATACGAAGCTCCCGGTGACATGGGAACATTTATTAGTGCCGTATTGTTCGTTACAGGATTTACTATCTGGTTCCTAGGATCGGCTTCTAGTGCCAGTATTAATTTCGTCAGCCAATCTTGAGTTACTATAACATCCGAGTTAAGCAGGAAGACATATTTACCCTTACCTGCTGCGATTCCTTTATTTACTGTAGCCGCAAAGCCTTTGTTCTTACTATTAGTAAGGACTGTTATACGCTCCGGATATTTATCGGCATACGATTTCAATACAGTCTGAGTCATGATATCCGATGCATCATCTACTATAATTAGCCTATAGGGCCATCTTGTCCGGGCTATAACAGCTTTGATGCACTTATCGACAACATGAACCGAGTTATAAACAGGCAGTACAATATCGGCGGGGTACCGATCTTTAGACATTAAGGAAGTGAAGGAACTGTAAAGCTTCTCTTTGTTATTTAGGAAGCTGGCCGGTTTGGGCAGGAAGGTAGACAGCGCAGAGGATAACTGCCCTTGTAAGTCCGCGGTGGTAGGCACCTCTATACTATCTGGAGTTTTAGGATTGATTAATTCATCAACTCGCCGGGCAATATCATCATCAGTAGGAGGCACCCACGCCGATGTATTATCGGACTGTTTACGAAAGGGCATCCTATTTCCTTATAAACATAGAATCTATTACGGGGTATACGTGGTCCAATTGTCCAGATAGGGCTGATATGTCATAATCGAAAGTCTCGTCGTCTAGAGCTATCTCACTAAGATGAGGATCATTAATCGGGTAGTCAGGACGCTTCATTCTTATAGTTACGCCGCCTAGCCCTGTTATGGCCTTTAGCTCATTGGGAAATCTTGTATCACTTACAACCACGTTTCTCCCTAGGGCGGCTTGCTCTTTGATGCGCTCTGTGCCAATACGTACCCAAAAATCATCCATGAAGTTAACACGAAAAAGATCAGTACCAACGACCTGTAGGATCTGTCTAGGAGAAAGACCCCAACGGGGGTCCACAGTTTCTTTATTCTCATCAGACCCATACAACTGATCGTCGCTTAATTGAAATAGTTGCTTTCCTATAATTTCCTTGAGAGGGTACGCCCAAGATACCTCTACGAATCCGTGCTTATCCGTCAGATAAGCAGCAACACTAGACTTCCCAGACCTTTTCTTACCTGAAAGAGATATTATCATTTTCTAACCCAACCATTGTCGCCCAACTTGAACTTCCCATCCAATACCTCAAGAGCCGTATTCGCGTTCTTGGGAAGAGGTTTGTAACCCGACCATGATGGATTAGTTACATTGTCAAATACGTCTACAAAATGCGCAGCCCACTCAGGAAGACGCTTTAGAGTCCCCGTAAACATAGATTCTAAATCCCCTAAATATATGTCTAATAATTCCTCATAGCAAGCATAACTATAAGAGTCAACAGCATACCCTGTAGCCCGGGCTAATGGACAGTTGGTTGTCGTACATGTATACGTTTCTTTTCGCTTGACTGCCACCTTGAGGTACTCTCTGAATACCGACTTACTTATAAATTTGCCTGGCTTCTCGATTTTTAAGTTAAGTTTCTTCACGATACTGCTCTCCCTTTTAGTTTTTCCCAATCCTTATCAGGTCTTAGTTCAAGATTCTTTTCCCATGCAGCCATAGCGACACTAGGAAGTATACCTAATTCTTTTGCAAATTGCATGTAACCATTCAAGTCTTTCGGGAAGCACGAACCTCCAAATCCCTTGTGGCCATCATGTCCTGGTACCTGCCAATGCGAGCGACCAATCCTGCCGTCGTTTAGAACCTCAGCGGCTACCTCATTCGCATTAAGACCCAGCTTCTCGGCAATTTGTGCGAACTCATTGAAGGCTGCGATCTTGATGCAGAAGAATACATTGGTAAAGTACTTTATTAGACTAGCTTCATCCCACTCCACGAACTTTATAGGTACCCCGGGGAATCTTAGTCTAAATAATTCTACTATTTGTCTCTCGTGTACCCCAGACAAGTCCCTAGCTCCAATTATAATTCTATTCTGCTGTATGAAATCTAGCTCCGCAGTGCGTTCTGTAAGAAATTCTGGACTATATGTTATTACTAGGTTATCGTGCTTCTTCTGTAGTCGTTCACAAGTCCCAGGAGGAACTGTACTTTTGACTATTACTATCCTCAATTCATCTTCCGGCAATGAGTTAGAGATATCCTCCAAAGCCCTGTCCAAAACATATAGATCGACACAACCAGCTTTA